TTACTTCTAAATAATTGTGCCATGTTTTCAGAAATTGCGGAAATAAAATCAATTAGAGAGCAGAAATCAAAGTTATCGGAAAGGGAAAAAGAGCTGACAGAACCTATATTGACGGACCTTGATATGATAGGAATGTTATATCGGTGGTTCCAAGAGATTATTTCTCAAAAGGAGATATTTAGGTCAGGGAATGTTACCCAACGAAAGAAATTCATTTTTATCATCCTGTTTTTGTACTCTCCAAGCACTCTCGCCGGCGGGAAGATGAAGAACGGTCTTCGGAATAAATTAGCGGAGGTCTTAGGCGTTAGTGCGCAGACGGCCATATCCGATAACCGTAATAATCTTGTTTTTTCTTATCAGTTGTATAAGTATTTCCGGCAGGATGTGGATTGGATATATGGGGAAATGATGAAAAGGTTGAAAGCCGGAGTTTAGCTCCGGCTTATTTTATGTACACTTCTACTATTTCGTACATTCCATCACCTAATTGAGAAATAATACTTTCAGCTTCTTCTTTGGTATCAAATTGTTTAATTTCATAAACTTGGTTGATGCCATAGCCAAATGTATTTCCATACTCTCCTTTATACAAATACAAGGATTCTCTGCCAATCATAATTTTTCTGATTACAAACTTCTTTTTCATATCTATTCTCCTTTCTCTATTTTAATTTTCTTCCCACAGTGAGGGCAGGTGATAGTGC